ACTGTTCAACTTGGTAAGACATCTGTTGTAACTGGACCTGGTGGTAAGCAAGATGTTGGATACCTTGCATATAAGGATGGTAAAGCAGTTTATAAGAGAGCAGATACTAAGAATCTTGCTCAAACATCCTCTAATCCATTGGAAAGAATTGGTAGATCACTTTTTGCTGGTGCTTATAAGCAATCCGATGCTGCCGCCGCTGCTAAGAAACTTCAGCAAGCAAGATCATCTGATGTTGCTCGCAACAAAGCACTCGGCGTAAAAATGAAACCAGGCGGTTGATTTTTATAAATACCTTTAAAGGTAATTAAAACTATAACCATGTCTAATATTTCGCCAGATTTTATTTACTCTGTTGGATCTTTGTATGAAGAAATCAATATTCAACAACAAGATTTTTTGAATGAAGATTCTGAGTATTATGATGCTGAAATGTCATATTTGGTAGAAGACATTCTTTCTACCATTTCAACATCAATGGTTTATGAAGGTTATAGTGCAGATGGTATTATTGGATTTTTGGCAGATTCATCATCTCAAGATATCTTAGAAAAATATTTAACTTTTGATGAAAATATTCTTACCGAAAGTGTAGTAGATGAAGATTATATTGTAGAACAATTAGAAATTTTTGATCTTGCAATTAATGAAGGTCTTGGTGGAAGATTAATTAGAGGTGCTTTAGGTCTTGCAGGAAGAATTGCTTCAAAACCAGCAAGAATGAAAGTTGCAAAAATAATGTCAAATGCTCCCAAACCAGAAAGAGCAAGAGAGTTACTTCAAACAACCGCACAAAAAGCAGCAAGAAAAGCAAATGTTGGTGGGTATAGTGCAACACAATCCCCGATTGGAGCAGGAAAATTAACCGCTAAACAATCTGCAGAGTTGCTTACAAAAGCTAAGATTGGTCAAGTTACTCAAAAAGTAAAAGATATTGCTTCAAAGGCAAAAGCGGCACTTCCAGGAATTGCTAAAGGTCTTGGTATCTTTGGATTAGGTGCTGCTGGAGGATTTTTTGGTGCTAAGATGGGTGGTGCTGGTTCAAAAACTGCAGAAACACCAAAACCATCTCCAACTCCTGGCAAACCACCTACTGCACCCGCAGCACCAGCACCTGCTGCTCCTGCAAAACCTGCTCCTTCTGCTCCTGCAAAACCAAAACCTGCTGATTCTGGATTAGACCAGTATAAAAATCTGATCAAGCAAGGAAAAACTAAAGAAGCAGAAGCACTTGGAATGCAGCAATGGGCAAAAGCAAATCCAAAACTTGCTGCTAGATTAAATCCAGATGGCACTCAAAAAGGCACTGGTCAAAGTCAGATGGAGAAAGATGCTGAAGAACTTCGTAAAATGACAGATAGATCAAAGCAGCGTCAGGGTGAATTAATGGGTGGTCCAGAAGGTCCTGGAAAAATTGATACCAAAGCAGCAGATGAAGCATTGAAAGCACAACAAGAGAGAGATAAAGAAAGAGCAAAAAGAGATGCAGAAAAAGCAGCATCTTCAATGAAAGAATCACATGAACCTTATGATATTATTCTTGAATATCTCATGAGCAGAGGACATGTAGATACCATTGAAGAAGCGCATTACATTATGTTAGAAATGGATTCTGAGGCGATTCAAAATATTTTAGAAGTTGTTACCACTACAGGTGAAAAGGCACCAAAAGCTGTTCCAAGTCAGGCTTTTCCAGGTAGACCTTATATGGGTCTCAATAGACCTTATCAAGAACCATTTATCAATCCAAGTGGAGAAAGAGGACCAGTTGATAAAAGTTTGTTTAGGGGAGCATCAAAACCAACTAAAAAAGATACTAAAACTGCTTGAGTCCGAGTTTAAAATCAATACTTTGGGGGTTGACAAACCCCCGGGGGTTGACAAACCCCCTTTTTTATTGCTAGAATCGCTTTGCTAGGGTTGAAGATAAATAATAGCTCATAAAGATTCTTAGTATGAGTTATGAAAATCCCTGGAGATTCAATGGGGAAATTTTTGAGTCTTCTGATATTCAAGATTATTTTGGTTTTGTATATCTTATATCTTGTAGTGAAAATAATCGTAGATATCTGGGCAGAAAGTATTTTTGGTCTTACCGCACACCAAAAGGCAAATCTAGAAGAGTTAAACAAGAGTCTGATTGGAAGCAGTACTACGGATCTTGTCCAGAACTCAAAGAAGATATAAAAAAATACGGTAAAGAGTTTTTTAGTAGAGAAATTATAAGTCTTCATAAGACAAAAGGTGACTGTAATTACGAAGAAACAAAACAACTTTTCCTAAATAATGTGTTGAAAGAGTCTCTTGACGATGGAACGCCAGCGTACTACAATAGTAATATTCTAGGACGCTATATGCGAAAAGATTATGGAAACTTTAGAAAAGACTCTGAGACAATCACATGATTGGGCAGTTGATCGTATACATTTCCTATGTGAAGAAAAAAATATTGAAGATGCCCATGCGATTCAATCTGAGTTTAGTGAATGGTTGAATCCAGATATTCCAGAGCATGACGTATTTTCATTAGAGTACATAGGAGAAGAACATGACACTTGATCTTCATAACTTTTTCAAGTTTTACGACGAAAAAAATTCAAATCACGTAGCAGCAGTCCAGTGGTTAGAAGATAACCTGCCTGCTGAATTCCTAGATGACGCAGAGACTGACTGGATTGGTATTTTCAGAACAAAACCACCAACTCCAGAAGTACTCGCAGTCCCATATTTCAACCAAGTAGATAACTACAGAGATGCACATAGAACTTGCAATAGTTCATCGTGCGCCATGTGCCTTGCGTTCCTTAAGCCAGGAAGCATCAAAGGCGACGATGAATACGTTAAGAAAGTATTTGCGATTGGCGACACTACTGACCATGCGGTACAAACGAAAGTTCTCGCAGGTTATGGAGTTAAGTCACACTTTAGTTACAATCTTTCTTTTGCTGATATTGATAAAAGTCTTGACGCTGGGAAACCTGTTGTTATTGGTATCCTGCACAGGGGTTCTCTTTCTGCACCTACTGGTGGGCATATGTGTGTTGTGATTGGTAAGACACCAGACGGCAAAGGATACTATGTAAACGATCCTTATGGTTCCCTTAATGACAACTACACTGGACCCGTAACAAATGGTAAGAAAACCATTTACACCAAAGCAGTCCTTAAGCACCGTTGGTGTCCAGGAGGGAATGATGGCTGGGGAAGAATCTTCGATTAATTTCAAGAGGAAAATCTTACAAAAGATTAAAGACCTCACAAATCATGGTAGGCATGTAGAAGCACAACAACTTTATTCAAAGTATTTCGAAGGAGACAACAATGGCAAGAGTTGATTTACATAATTTCTTTCAATTCTATGATGAAAGAAATCCAAACCACGTTAAAGCAGTTCAATGGTTAGAAGACAATCTACCTGTGAAATTCCTTGAGGATAATGTAGATTGGGCAGAGATTTATCGCGGAAAAAAGACTAGTGCTGCACCAGCCCCTGCCGCTGCTGCAGCTCCTGTAACTGGTGGCGATGATGTCCCACAAATGGGCATCAAATTAATCAAAGAGTTTGAAGGATGTCACCTTAAGGCATATCCTGACCCTCTTACAGGAGGACTTCCAATCACTATTGGTTGGGGTTCTACTCGTAAGAAGGATGGTTCAGCATTCAAACTTGGTGATACTCTCACACAGGCAGAAGCAGATTCACTTCTAATTGAACAATGTAAGAAGGAGTTTCTTCCTGCACTACGCAAAATCCCATATTGGAGTGAAATGTCAGATGGAAAAAGAGGCGCTCTGCTCAGCTTCGCTTATAATCTTGGTGCTGGTTTCTACGGTGGTGATAACTTCAATACTATTACTAAACGCCTGAAGAATAAAGAGTGGGACCAAGTGCCTGATGCTCTTTATCTCTACAGAAATCCTGGATCTAATGTAGAAGCAGGACTTGCTCGTAGAAGAAAGGCAGAAGGTGAAGCCTGGAAGAAAGGATAAATAGTTACAATCATTACTGATTCTTGATCTTAACTGGTCTGAATCTACATACCCGAGTCCTCTGGACTTGGTGAATACTTTACTTTTAAACAAAACTTCGGTTTGTTTCGTTT